CTTAACATTGACCACTCAAGCAATACGAGTATTAAAGCCATGTTTTCAGGTAGGGGTAGAGCGTGGGCTAAAGTCGATGTTGATAATAATCCTGTTTGGTTAAAGATCAAAGAAGCATTAGAAACAGAAAAAAACATTTCTAATCAAAATTCTACTATGTTTGAAATGACAACAAATATGATTGATCTTTTTGAAAATACGGGTATTGCTTGGATGAGATATGGTTCAACTTCAAAAGGAACAACTAACTTTCATCTTAGAATTCAAGGCTCTAAAATAGAAAGTCATATTAAAGTTTACGTTGACAATCACTATATTTTAAGTGGTAAAGTTAAAAACTTAGAAGGTGTTCCTCATAAATTAAATCTAGAATGTGGTGATTTTCTAGAAAATAAAATAAACAAAAAGCAAAAGATAGATATTGATATATCTTCCAAAGAGCTTAACAAATTTGGAATTCAAACCTTAGAAGATACTTTAGGAGTAGAATTATAAAATGAGTCGTGTTAATCGATGTACATCCTGTACTGCTGGCATTATGTGTGAATGTGATAAACCAAAAAAAACAAAAAAAGAAAACGTGGATCATCCTAATCACTACCTAAAGGATAGTGGGCATGAAGTCATTGATGTTATAGAAGCTTGGGATTTAAACTTTAATCTAGGCAATGCAATTAAATATATTGCAAGAGCTGGAAAAAAGGATCCTAAAAAATACAAAGAAGACTTAAACAAAGCTGTCTGGTACATAAACAAACAAATAAATAGATTTTAATTAAATTCAAAATTTCAATTTGAAAGTTATATATAACGGAAAGGAGAATCATATGATAATAATTAAAAAAATAATTTGGGACTTTACAGACACAGAGTTTGAAGATTGTGATTACGAAGAATCAAGAAAAATTGCAATTCTTCCTAAAAGTCTTAAGATAAAAGAAGAAGATTTAGATTCTGATGCGTGTGAAGAAGACATACTTGATTACCTTATAGAAACTTATAACTTTGAAGTAAAATCAATTAAGTTTGAAAAGGATGATTAACGTGTAACTTTATTTAATTTTTCCTTATAATACACTAAGGAGTAAAAATGAAGGAAAAAATAAAATTAAAATTTTCTGGTGTTAAACACAAATGGGTTTATTTTCACATTGACACACAAACATTTCAAAATGTTATTGATGTTATTTCCAATAAAGTGCATAATAAAGAAATCAAAAGTAAAGAAGCAATTAGGTTAGTTAAGTGTTTCAAAAAACAAGAAAGAGTTTTTTTAAAGTTCATTAAAACAGTTGGAAGAAAAAACTTTGCTTGTTTATGTCACATCATTGATGAAAACAACAATAAACTAGAAATAGAATTAAGCCCAGAAGTTTTGTTTTCTGCGAAGCTTTTAGGAAATACGCCTAAAGCAATGAAGCTTTATAAACTAGAAAAGTCTAAAGGTGCCTGGAAAAAACCTAACGATGGTTTTAATGATCCTGTGAGTTACCCACCTGTTGAAGAAGAACTTACAGAACTTGGATATGCTATGTATAAAGAATGGTCTGAAGAAGTAGCAGCGTCAGGATTAAGTAGTAAAGATTATTATAGAAAAATTTGTGGAACACTTAAGTATTATCAAAGAGGTTAATATGGCAATTTGCAATGTATGTTATTTACAATATCCAGAAAAACGTAAAAGTCTTGGTTATAAGACATGCATAACTTGTGGTGATAAAGAAGCAAAAGAAGAATCAATTAGGAAATCAAAGTGCACTGCACCCCTATTTAATAAAGGAGCATATCAGTATATTGGCAACATTAATGCTGCCAAATATATTGGAAGATAATTGCAAATAAAAGAGATTGTTATGTCTAACTGGAAAACTGGTCGCAAAGAAGTTGTAAATCTTGATGATATATTTACTATTTTAAAAAAAGTTTCAAAGTCTAGAAATCATAAAATTATAATTGGAAGTGATAGTGTTAAGTTAGGCTATAATTTTATTTTTACAAAAGCAATATGTGTCATAAACAAAGAGTATTATGATAGAAAATATTTCTACTATAGAACTAAAATAAAAGACGACTCTTATTTAGATCTTTCAAAAAGATTGCTTAAAGAAACAACAGATTCTTTGGACTTAGCAATTCAAATTAGAAATAATTTATCTAATGCGAATATAGAAATACATGCTGACGTAAATCCGGATTCAAAGCATTTATCTTCTAAATATAAAAACATGATATCAGGTTACATATCAGGTTGCGGTTTTGATGTTAAAGTAAAGCCGCTATCATTTGTAGCATCATCAATAGCTGATCAGCATACAAGAAAAAGTTAGATGATACATCATTTTCTATTCATAGTTCAAGAAAAAGACAAAGTTCTTGGATATGACATATATGATACTACAAAAAACATAGTAAATCATACAGTTAAGCCTGGCTGTTATTTAGCATTTTATATTAGGGATGAATTTTATTTAAACAAAGAAGAAGACTTGATAAATTTTATATATGAAGAAAAAGTTCTAATGATTAGAAAAAAAATAGCTTTAAGACTAAAACTTTAAATTGATAGTATAAAACAAAAAAAGCCTACTTATTATATCTTAATAAGGAGGTTAATATGTCTAAGATAGTTTTTACTTTTTCTAGTGACGGAGAATTATTTGACTTTGGAAACAACAATAAAGTCATGATAATTGAAGATGTTGCACCTTACAAAGAAGAATTATGTGATATTATAGAAGACAATAAGATGTCTTTTGAAGAATTAAAAAATCTAGTTGAAAGTTGGGGAGGACAAATTGACTTAGTACTTCTTAGTGAATTAATAAAAAATTATAAAAAAAATAACTGTTAGGGGTTACATTTTTAAATTTGGTGTTTAAATTTAATACAACAAAAATTCGAAAGGAAAAACATGACAATCGATACAATTTTTAACACACTCATTAAAGACTTATCACAAGTACCTTATTCATCTTACTCTTATTACCCAACAACACAATTATGTAATAAGTCTTACAAAGTATTTGAAGAAGATAACAATATTGTTTTTAAGTGTTTAGCAGCAGGCATTTCTCAAGACGACATAGATATTACCTTTGATAAGAAAAAGCTGTGTGTTAAAAGCTTAAGTAATAAAGGTAATGAACATTTTAAATCAAACATTGATGAACGTATTACATTAAACAGAACTATTGATGTTAACAATAGTTTTGCAAAGCTCAAAGAAGGAATCTTAACTGTAACAATGCCAATTGATAAAAACGATACTAAACATAAAATTTCGTTTAAGTAAGAAATTTAAATTTTTTCATTAGTTAAAAACCAGCTTTATGCTGGTTTTTTTGTATCTGCAACTTTTAACTATTGTTTACATTAGAAGTATAAAGTATTTCTGAACCATCTGATATTTCTACTGTTTCTATATTGTCTTCTAACATTCCTACGTAACCTAAATCGTTCATAAATAATTCACAGTCTGTTGCGTATAGTTTTGCATTATGTTTATCTAAAAGATGTCTTAAGTCGTTTAAGAAACTTACAACTTTATCACTCGGGTTTGATGTTAAAACCATTACTTCTTTTTTAAAACCAGTTGTCATTTTTACCTTTCTTTCTTTAAAAACACTGGACCAATCCTGGGATTGTAAATGCTATAAAATATATCATAGCTAAATATATCGGTGCGTTTGTCTCGTTTTTATTATTACTTTTCATAATTTATTCCTTTGATGTTTGATTGCTAATTATATTCATAGAATGAATTTTTACAAAAAGTTTATGTTGTTATTTGATATACTCATTTTTTTATTATTTACATAAATCTTAAACCACTTCAGCTTATCAGAATTTATGTAATCACACTCATATAAAATTAAACAGTAACATCCTTTAAACGTTCCACTATTTATTATTCCTAACTTGTTTAATGCTTTGGTATGCATACGTTATGCTTCGTCAATTTCTAAGCTTTATTTACTCTTTTTACAAAAGATATCATAAACAAAAAAAATAGCAAGTAAATAAAGTTAGTTTTAATATTAATTTGATTACAGCTTTCACTATTAACTGTATTAGTGATGACGTTTTTTGAAGGTAAAGATCGATCGTCTTTAAGAATATCAGGTAAAGATCCTGTTTGATCAATAGAATAATCATTAAAGCAAGATGAATTTCCCCAATGATAAGGACAATCATCAGCAGAATTTAAAATCTGGTCATTGTCTATATCATCATCACATGCATCACCCAAATCATCTCCGTCTCTATTAGCTTGATGTGGATTCCAGTCATATAAGCAGTTGTCACACATGTCGCCTCTTCCGTCGCCGTCTCTATCATACTGCTGTGGATTTGCATATCTTATGCAGTTATCATTAGGATCTTCAATTCCATCGTCGTCATAATCATCAGCATGCTGATATGAATCGCCTAAGTCTGTATTTGCAATTAGTATAGAGCCTCCGCCACCTCCTCCACCACTTTGATTAGGTGTGCCACATTCCTCAAAATTGTTGTCGCATTCATAACTTTGACCATATGACATATTATTCATAAAAATAAATAAAATTAAACAGGAACCAAAATATGACTTCATTTTAATATCCTTTTATTAAGTGTATCCAACCAGGAAGGTAAGAACTTCCATTCGAAGTAAAAACAGCATTTTCAAAAGCTTTTTTTGAGTATTTTGTTACACCATTGTAATTACCTGAAGTGTATCCGCACCTAAAACATCCGTCCCACTTACCAGCTGGATCATTAACATAATAGTATTGACTGTCATAACCTCTAACAACTAATACATGACCGTAAGCAGTAAAGTAACCGTGAACAATCGCAATATAACCTTGATCAAGTGCTGCAATTAAATCTTCTGGAGAAGCATTAGTAAATGTATTTAGTGTACTGCTCGATGCATAAGTATTATATACGTGATTCAATCCTGATGGTGACTGTGCCATATCTTTTCCCCATCTAGAAAATATCTCGTCTGGGTGTATACTATATTGAAAATGGCTTAATACCATTGCTATTGAAGTATTTTGACATGTTGCATACGGGTAATTTCTATTATCATACTGATTGTAATATGGTATTTCTGGGATTTGTGTTTGTTGTATTTGAGGAGGTTCTTGCTGAATCCAAAGATTTTCTGGTGAAGATGTGTCACTGCACAACGTATAAGCGTCACCATCCTTAACACAAGCGCAAGGTCCTTCGACACAATCATATTGCTTATCTTGAATATTATAAGTTACTGCATAACTTGAATAAATACAATTCGTGTCACATGTAGAGCCAACGTGTTTAACTTCTAAATATGACTTGTTTCTAAAGTCTGTTTCATAACCTTGATAGTTAGACAATTCATCAGAACAATTTAACAGTAAAGATGAAAAAAATAATAATAGTATGTGTTTCATGTTTTCTCCTATGTGACTATAATATAACTATATTCTATGTTTTATAAATCTATTGTGCTTTACTATGCATACGCCCGGTTTCGTCAATTGCTCAAATCTTTTTGCAGATACAAAAAAACCAGCTTATAGCTGGTTTGTATATCATGAAATTAATTTTAAAGATTTAGCGTTAACTGTATCAATCCCTCCTTGCGGAAACAAAACTGAATACGTCTGGCTGTCGCCAAAATTAAATTGATTTAATACTCTTCGTAAGACAAGAACAGGAATGTTTCTGTAAAGACATAACTTGCCTTTTAGACTAATATTTTCTTTCATTACCGTGAATAACCTTTATTACTGGAAATCGTAAAGAATATTGTCCGTCTTGATTTTTTGATTCTTCAAAATACTGGACGGTAATTATTTTTCCTAAAATATCTTGTGGATTTTTAAACAAGTGTTTTCTTTGTTCTATTGTAAATCCACTACCTACTCTTACTATGTTTTCTTTGTGTTTGATTGCAACTCCACTTAACATTTCTTCTTCTACTTCAACACCTTCTTTGACGTATCTTAAAGGACCAAAAAAAGTATCAATTACTTTGTATTCATCATCAAAAAATGTTTTTATCTTTAATATATCATTAGATCTTTTACCTTTATAAGTAGAGTTTTTTCTAAGCATCAAACCTTCCCAACCTTTTTCAGAGGCATTTAAAGTTAAAGCATCAAGCTCTTCAAAAGAAGTAACAGGTGTTTGACATAAATGGTCTAAGTACTTTAGTTTTTTTCCAAGAAGTAAACTTTCTAAAGCTAGAATTCTTTGAGAAAATGTTCCTGAAGCAGATTGACCTCTTTGAAACATATCTGAAGGTATAAAATCAAATATTTGAAATAAGCCATTTTTTATTATATGATCTTTTCTGCCTATTTCTTTCATTATACTTTGAAAGTCTTCATTACCTTCCTCGTCTACAATGCACATCTCTCCATCATAAACAACATTTTTAACACCTAATTCTTGTATTTCTTTTTCTACCAAGGATAACGTATGAAATTGTTTTCCTGCTCTTGAGAATGATTTTGTTTTTCCTTTTTCGTCCACAACAATAAGGCAGCGAACACCATCGAGTTTTCTTGATACATACCAAACATCTTTCTTAAAGTCTACTTTCTTTTTTGTTTTTTCATCATA